AGAATACTAAAGGTTACAAGTCGGCCCAATAGTGCGCCGAAGAATAATCCTAAAACAAATATACTACTTGTGGAAATGAATACTTCCATCTTACCGCCTCATGTTTGCTTGGTCTCGGGCTTCTTCTACAGAAAAAATTGGCACCGCATTACTCTTATGTAAAGTGCCGATACCTTTCATTTCGGTACCAGTGTACACTTTGCCATGAATGGGCTTTGTTGCAGAACCGCCGGGCGTGACCATGCTCGGATACTTTTTTGAATCACGATCCGCAGGAATAGTCAACTTGGGAAATTTATTTTGTAAAATCACTTTTGTCTTCTTAATGGAAAAATTTGTGGTCATGCTATTGACACTTTGGAGCCAAGCATCATACTCGGCCAATTCTTTTTTTGTTTTCTTTTTAGGTTTACTCTTACCCAAGCGACCATGTATAATCATGCTAATTCAAATCCTGAGTTTACTGCAACTGTCCAAACTTTCCAGCTTTTTCGTTGGATTGTTGTTGTGGGAATTTTATTCTCAATACAGAATTTCCAGGCTTCAAGAAAAAAAGAAAATTCACGCATCATGCCACCTTTTCAGTTACTCGTTTCATCACGGTTTTATATGCTTGAACATTGGTGATTGTATAACCATGAAGCAAGGTACTCTCAACCAATGCTAAGGATTCGTTGATAGATTCTTCATCCTCAAGTGAATAATTCCGAACATACTTGAAATTGTAGTCGGTAAGTGTTTCTACCATTAGTGCAAACTGATCCATATTATCCCTTAATTTTATTCAACAAATTTTTAGCCACAGTTAGGTCTTCAACATCATCCAAGCATTGTTCCATTTCTTGAACCATCAATTCGGAACGACCAATCCGAAGTAATTTTATTGCATAATTTAAGTCTTCAAGATCCATTTCTTTTGCCATATCGCACAATTCTGCCCTAGAGCAATGCGTCAAAAAATTTAGATTATCACGGTCCCAGTCATTCATATACTCTCCTAATTAACAAAGATAAATCAGTATAACACAAGTCAGGATATTTTGCAAGCATAGTGTTACATTTTTGCAACAGCGGTAATGTGCTTGCATTTTCCATGGTACTTGAAACCGATACAGGTGCAGGAATATTGCTTGCCGCTTTGCGTTACAATATATTCGCCTTTGCTACCTGCGACCTTGAATTTTCTGATACTCTGAACCGAGCCAGAAATTACTTTGACATTCCGTAGCCATTTGCCAGGAATTATTTTGACAGGATATAATGCATCGGTAGTTTCAAGAGAAAAACTATCCGCATCAACCCATTTTTGACTTTTGACAACTGTGCCAGTAAACTCTACATCCTCATACGGCTCTGGTGCGTATAAGTAATTAGTTCTAAGGCGAACAGTAACGGAAACTTTTGAACCAACGGAAGGGATATTCATAGTGCCTATTATATCAGAATATAAGCACCTGTCAACCCTCTTGTTGTTTTTCTACAACATCAACCTTGTAGGAGTTGTTTGTTGTCGGACTCTTTTAGGTCTTCTTCAAATTCCTGCATTTTCAAGCGAGATAAAACTTTTTTAAGTTCCGCAACATCACCAGAATCTGTTTTGATTCTAGCTTCAATTTCTTTTATTTGCTTTTGGATAACTTGCGTCATACTCATTGTTTTCTTCCTTTACCAAACGATAAAAAGATTTATCGTGGTGTTTTTGTTTTGGTTGTTTCCAGTCGGATACTGAATCTTCTTTTTTCCGAAATTTAGTTTTGTAGACTTTCTCTACCTTAGTGCCACCAATCATTTTTTCTTTTGATTAACCTCCGTTAAAGAATGCGGTCAGCTACGCCTAGCTTAATAACTTCATCGGCTGTCAGCCAAACATCGCTAGGTGATAAAAGTTTGGCTTTAACATTACGTGCGGTCATGCCCGTAGCCTCTTGAAGTATACTTAACATTCTTTGATTAGTCAATTCAGCCTCTTTTGTGAATGACTTTAGGTCGTGGTGTTTTCCTTCGTAGGTGTCAGAATACTGGTGACACATTATGCTACAATTTTTGGAAATTAATCTTTCGCCTTTTTCACCAGAAGCAAAGATTAGAAATGCAGCCGACATAACAGCACCAACACCAATCGTGCGAATTCTATTCTTGCTTATACGCATCATATCAATTAGACCAAGTGCTTGATACAAATCACCACCTGTGGAATTGATATACAACTGTAAAAGTTTTTCTGGTTCATGGTAAGCATTCTCATAAACTAACCATTGTGTAGCTTTGAGAATATTTTCTTCACTTATATCGCCGCTCAAAAAGAAGATATGATTGTCAAGGAATACATTGTCAAACTTATCTTGGACATTGAAACTTGGCACTATATTATATTTTACTTTTTTACTGCTTACTTTTTCAACTGTTTTTATAACATCAAGAACACTATAACCAACTCCTGAACCTAGATTAAAAACTCCAGATTCACCAGAATTGTCAAGATATTTTACCGCTTCTAGGTGTGCATCAACAACATCACAAACATGGACATAATCTCGGATACATGTTCCATCTGGTGTGTCATAGTCATTTCCATACACTTCAACGGTATTTAGATTTTGTAGAATTCTAGGAATTAGATGTGTTTCTGGCTCATGGGATTCACCCATTTCACCATCCGGATCAGCGCCAGCAAGATTGAAATATCTGAAAATCACATAATTCAAACCGGAATCTTCAATTGCATATTCACAGGACATTTTACTGTTACTGTATGGATTGTTACTTGTGGTGCATTCATCTTCTGGTATCTGTATGGCTCCTGCCCAATAAACACCAGCGGTTGAAGAAAAGATGATTTTATTTACACCATAATTCTTCATCACATTTAGAACATTAACGGTACCGCCAACATTCACATCCCAAAATTCAGTAGGATACTTTACCGATTCACCAATTTCAATCCGACCAGCTAGGTGAAATACAACATCTACAAAATGATTTTGGAGAATATTTTCTAAGAGAAATCTATTCCGAACATCGCCACAATAAAATGCATCCACATAAGAATGTGTTGGACCAATCTTTTTGTCAAGGATGATTACTTTCCATCCTTGTTGCTTTAGTTTTTTACTTAGGTGTGAACCGAGATAACCTGACCCACCGGTAATGAGCATCTAAGCGATAGCAAAGAGTGTGTGCATTGGTGCAATCGTAATTGGGAAAATGGGTTGATAGTGCTTGATAAAATTGTCTATCAGCACCCCACTGCCCATACCATGCATGACCAATGCGAACAGCAATATCACGCCTAATAGCAAAACTGGAAGTATCAATGTGGTGCACATTCGGGTCAAAGAATACAGGCCACTTTCCAAGGCTTTCGCAATTGTCTTCGCAGAGTAATTTTTCATCTTTATCGTAAATTTTTCTAAGGCTATATGCCCAATCATTTCCTTGTTGTATCACAGCAACAAGTTTTTCAACATGGCACGGATCAATCCAATTATCTTCATCAAGGTAAATTATTACATCAGCATTCACCAAGAATGAACATGCGGCATAAACACGATGACCATACCAGCCTTTGCCGACATTTTCTTCAAACTTGATTACACGAATTTTTTCTGAACCTTCAATAATTTCATCAACTTCTTTCCAGTATTGGATTCCATCCATGAAAATGTAATGCGTCAAATCTTGATAATTTTGTTTATCAACAGATTCAATACATTTACTGAGATACTTGGTTCCGATTGTCGGTGTTATTACCGCTACTTTCATTTTCATCCTTAAAAACCAATTTAGCACTACCTGTAGTGCCTGGCATATTCAATATCAATTCTTCTTTCAAGTCACGACCAAAAATTGCATCCCATCTTGTATCATATTCTTGTTGGGTAACGCTAAATGGTCTTGGCTTACTGCCTTTACCACCATCAGACATTTCAATCTCCCAAATCAATATCAGGAAAAGCCTCTTTGACAAGTTTTGGTGTGAGAAAAGGAATTCGTAGATCCTTCTTCATGGCTCTAACAAGCAAATCAGCCTCATCTTTGTGAAGTGCTTCCAATAACGGAATCAACAATCTTTTTTGTTTTTCTGGTGTCAATCCTTGCGCCCTGCGAGGATGACCAGCGACAAAGCGATACAGTCGCGGTACTTCATTGTGAAGATAAAGAATATTCAAACCAGCTGGTTCTTTTGATGGCTTGTATTCTGGAATCTCAACATCAAAAACAACCTTAGGATTAAATACAGCAACCAAAAACTCTTTTAAGTTCCTATCACTATGTTGCCGCAACACATTAATTTTTTCCGCTCTTTTTTCTGTTTTCTCAAACAACTCAAAGATTTCATGGTACATCAAATCGTTCATTTATTTTCCTTAAAATTCATCAATCGCTTCCAGCAAATTCTTTAAACGATTGGCAATCATATAATTCATAAATTGTTGCCGTGTTGCTGGCTTCGTATCTATGTATGTATCTATAATATTTTTACTGATTGTTCCAGGAATCATTGTCAGGTCAATCAACTGCTTGTTGCGTGACCAGTTTCGCATTTGCGTTTCATTGAATTTACTCGTACCAGTTTCCGCAACTTCGGCTAAGAACTTTTTGGTAACAGGCTTTTGGCGAATACCATCAATGATAGAATTATCTGGAGACAAGATATTTGGAATGCCATCACCGCTGTCACCAGTAACAATCAATTCATTCAACTGTTTGATTGGATCATCCGTATTAATGAATTTCTTCATTGTTGGTGAGTACTGTTTAACATTCGGATAGATTTGTAATTGCACAAAATCTTTGTCGGAAGACAAAATCAATACACGCTCATTCTTGGAATATGCTTGCGTCAATACGCCAATAATGTCATCAGCCTCAGCGCCATGGATATCAATCACCTTGTATGGCGAATGGTCTTTCAACTCTTGGCGAATCTTGGACATACAATCAAAAATTGCAGTCCAGTCATGCCCAGAAGCCTCACGATTTTTCTTGCGGTGACCTTTGTATGGCGGGAAGATTTCTCTGCGCCAATAGTGGCGATTATCGCAAGCAATAATCACTTCACCGTATTCACGGAATTTCTTCACGTTAGCACGGATAGTATTGAGCACCATGTGCCGAACCAAAGATTCTTCAACAGGTGTTTTTGAGGAACCAATTTGTTCCATCAAGTTGGCAATGACAACTTGGTTATAGTCAAATATAATCATAGGTCCATTATAGCATAGTTTTTTGTAGAATGTAGGTAATCATAGAACACGCAACAAAACAATGTCTTTATTAATTCTACCATTCATCAAGGTTTCTTTTGTTGCAACACCAGACAAGATATTTCGCAAAGCTATTTTACCAGCCTTCAATACATCTGGCAACATTTGGTCTGGTTTCCTTATTGTTTTACTTACAGACTTTGATTCCGTATAATTTGTAATCGTAGTGCCTTTGACGCTAAAACCGCCAGCATCATCCGCATGATAAACACCAAGTTTTTTATTCTTGGTATTGAATACCCACAACTGCATAGCGCCGATGATATCTTTTGGCTTTATTGATACCAATTTCAATTCATCATACTTTTCACAGTACTGGACTTTAGTGACAAGTTGGTCTGGCGTTTTAACTTTGCGCTTTTTAGGCTTACGATTTACTTTAGCCTCACCAACAATTTTCATCGCATCGGTAATAATTGTATCACAGTATGCAACCAACTTCTTCAACTGCGGTTTTGTAAAGTTGGAATAACCCTCACGCACATCCGCATCTTTTGTGTTTAGAACATCATCAAATTCACTTCGGCGTTTTTTGAATATATCAATCAATTTATTGGCATGCATTCCTTTTGCTCGGTCTTGCATAATTGCAAACGGCGATGGCATGGTATTAAATTTGCTGGTAACAACTTCATCAATTGCACCCTCAAGGTCACCTGCAATTTCCGATATCTTTTCATTCAATCGGTCCTGAATAGATGGACCTCTATCAACGATAACAACTGGTGCTGGTGTATCATCAACAAAAAATAAATTCTTTTTGATATACGCACGACCTGTATCGCCAATATCATTTCCGTTCAGCACCAAACGACACAACCATCCAACGGTCAAAATACCATTGGATGTATCAATCTTGCCAGGAATTTTATTTTTCTTAGTGTATAGATTTATATAATTTAATGCGTCCTTGGACTCTTTATTTTGATGATACCAATTTAGTGTATGAACCAATTCCAATTTAGTCATTGGTTCAGAGAACCGAGGTTCATCATCAATCCGAACTCTTGCTGGCTTTGCCATCTTTTAACTCCTGAAAAGAATATTTTCTATAATCGGTCATAACAACAATACCATCTTCGGTTTCTTGGTATGCTTTTGATATTGCTCGGGCAACTTCTATGGCTTCGGATTGTGTTTTAAACACATGACATTCACCGAAGGCTTCAAAGACTTTTTCCGCATTTAAATATCTAGACATATCTGGATGCATATAGCCGTCAAATATACTATCATAGTCATTCAAAGGAGTAACACGGTAACCATCGCTTGTTATTAGAATATAAGTACCTTGTGGCATTTTAATCAAACTCACTTCCTATATCTACATCATAACCATAATATTCTGCCAATTGCAAAACTTCTTTATCGGTCATTGATTCATTTTTTTCAAACATAATAAATTCCTAAAAAAACAATTATAACAGATCCATCGGCTGAATGCAAGCATTTTTTAACCCGGATGCATAAATTTTTGCACAGGCAAGAATGTTGAAAATTCCAATAATCTTGCCGTTGTAAATTACTGCGTATTTTTTCATTTTACAATGAAGGGCTTGTTCCAGCTACCGATGTTAATATGTGCATAATATGCGGTATCAAAGTAATCGGTTTGGGCATCCGAACGGTCATAGTAATCGGCAGAGTACATGGCCTTTACGATTTTGGTCATCAACTCTTTGGCTTTGCCGGAGTAATGATCCTGGTACCAATAAGGATTAACCTGTTCGTAACCAGTCACGTTGGGTTTGAAGCCGCGTTGGACTTGATAAAAATCTTTGCCGCAAGTCTCGTTGGAATTTGCGATAAAGTCAATCGGAGCGGACTTGATTGTGCAAGTAATGGAAAGACTATCGCAACGCAACGAAAATTTAACGCCAGTGCCTTTCAAAGCCGTATCAAGGTTTGCTTTGATTTTTGCTTTACGCTCTTGGTTCATATAAGCCATTTGAAAACTCCTTTAATAAAATTTTTACATTGTCCAGTAAGATTCACTGGAGGGTAAGCAGAAATACGGTGTATCGTATCGCTCTTGGAATTCTTTGCCAGTCACCAGGTTTTTGTGGGTGACATAGGTCTCAAAAACTTCAACAATGAAACCCAGTTTACGTTTACCTTCAGCAACCTCTTGGATATAATCTTTGGTGACTGGAGCAAAATCTTGTTTGGCACACAAACGGCGACCTTCTTTGGTACGCTTGTCGGCTTTATAAATTTCAAGGGTGTATTCAATCATCTTGGACATTTTGGCTCTTTCAATCAATCTATAGGTATAGTATAACAGGAATGGTAGAAATGTCAAGTATCACAAAAGTACTAATTCCTCGGTGTCCATGAGGACTCGCTCACGGATATCACCAAACACCACAATGGGCGTATCTAACACAATAGTATTACTAACTTTACCACCTTTTCGTTCCTTTTTCAATCTATGGATAGAGTATACGATAAATAGGTAATAATGTCAAGTCTTTTTTTGTTATGTAGTAAAAAAACAACAATAACAAAAAATGGATCCCCTAACACTCCTTGCCCTCGCTAATGGCGCCGTAGCCGCGGTAAAAAAAGGATGCCAACTCTATAAAGATATCAAAAGCGCCGCTGGTGACGTAAAGGGCGTTTTGGATGATTTGGACAAACAGTTTTCCAAACAGCATGAAGGCAAGGCACCAACAAAAGAGCAGAAGCAACAGTTTGAGCAAAAGAAAAAAGAAATAAAGGAAAACCTATCAAAGGATCCAAATGATATCATGTCAACCATCGGAGACCAGTTGGGAACATTCTTTGATGCTATGGACAAGATTGAAGAATTGTTTTATGAAGAAGAAAAGAAAGCCAAAGAGGTTTACACTGGCGATGTGTCTCTAAGTCGTAGAGCATTGCAACGGGTTCTTATTCGTTCTAGACTTGAGCAGATGGAAGTTGAATTACGTGAACAAATGATTTATCACGTACCAGCAGACCTGAAAGATTTGTGGACACGATTCCAAGAAATGCGTGGACAAATTATTGAAAGCCGCTAAACGAAAGAGAAGAATGGAAAATCTTTCAATGGAAATCTCATTGATTGGTGGTATAATTCTTATCATAATATTAATGGCAGGATTTTGGACATGGTTATATCACGACAAGAAAAAGAGATGGCCAGAATTAGAACAAAAAACATATCAGAAAGAATTGGAAAAAGAAAGAAAGTTGCGGAACGAAAAAATAATAGAAGCAATCCGATATCTTGATGAAAAAAACTTAGAACAGAACAAAAAACTAATAACACCAAATGAAGAAAAATAAGTACACATTTTTGGAATGGGTATTTGACAATGTTGGTTTCGGTAAATTCATTCTCTTTTTTTATGTATTCCTTTTATTGATTGCAACAGGACTAATGAGTTTTGTTTGGTGGTATACTAAAGACTATAGATGAAAAATAAATTACTTTTTACATTGTTGACAACCAGTGCAACACTGATGGTTACCCATCCCACCATCAATATAAATTTTATGCCAGATGCTGTCATATATACAAAAGCATCTTCAATTAACGATAAGAACTATTGTCAATTGGAAAAGAGTTTTACGAATGAAAAAGGAATACAAGTCTGTGAATATAAATGTTTGGTTAACACCAGTCAAAAGGGTGAAAAGAAATCCATATATACAACCTCATTTAATAATGCTAGGGCTTGTAAGCCACAAATTGAATCGCCATGATATCCAACTTTGATGAGGTGTTTGATTGTTATACAAAATTTTTACTTCTTTGCTATTTTTCGCCATACTTTTTAATCAACAAGTTGTCTCAGCAAAATCTATTACCGCAAAATCCTGGTTAATTTCAGATATGAGAGGTAACATCATTGATGGTGAAAACATTGATGTTGTCAGACCAATTGCCAGTATAACAAAACTGTTGACTGTTATGGTTGTCTTGGATGCAAACCAAGATGTAAATGAAAAAATATTAATGACAACAAAATTGGCCGACAAGTTGCCAAGAAACAATCAAAAATTAACTAGGTTAGAATTAATAAACCTAACAATAACGGCCAGTGACAATAGAGCAGCATTAACTCTTTGCGAACATTATCCGGGTGGATTGGTTGAATGTGTGCAAGCAATGAACCAAAAAATTAGAAGCTTGGAAATGACAAACACAGTTGTATATGAACCAACTGGATTAGATGCAAGAAATGTCAGTACAGCAAGACAACTAATTAAACTTACAAGAGAAGCAAGTTTTTATGGCAACATTAGATATGCTAGCCGTAAATCTGAAATAAAAATAGAAATTAAAAATAAGTGGTTTGTTTTTCGTAATACCAATCCATTGATTGGCACCCACCAAAATATTGTTGTCAGTAAAACCGGATACATTAGTGCATCTGGTGGATGCATAACATTATTCTTGGACACTAATATTGGTAATAGGATTGTTGTTGTTCTTGGTAGTAAGAATACAAGAACTAGAATTCCTGAGGCAGAATTCTTATCTAATATGTATAGAGAGTAATTGGTTGCGGGTCACGGAATTGCACCGGAACTGAGGATTATGAGCCCACTGTGATACTGTTTCACCAACCCGCTATAATATTTATTCTGAGAAATCAGGTTTCATAATAACCTTCTCATCGAATTCACGCTTAGTGCGTTTAAGATTATCTTCTAAGATTCTATCAAATTCTTCTTGTTCAGCCATTGCATCATCTATTTCTTTTGGTGATGGCTTGCGAAAGATGGCATCAAAATTACTGCCAAACTTTTCTTGCGTTACACTAAATGGCCTTGGACTACTACCTTTTCCTGACATAAAATCTCCAAAATGTGGAGCGGTCTTCTGCTTTGCTCAGATAACATAAGGGGGTACCTTATGTCGTACTATTACAAACCGCATATTCATTTTGAAACACACTCTCAACGTAAAGGGTTTTTTCATCGTGCTGATTAAGCTACTTCGTTGTGTAGGTCAAGATTATCAATCCTGTATTCCTAACAACCAATGATGAATATGTTTCAAAATGACGCCTATTATATAGGCGCCACAACCATCACAATACTTTGTAACGGTCATCCATGATGGTTTTAAGCATCACAGATTCTGGTGTAAAGGAATCTAGGTCACCAGCCAACAGTGGTTTTACGACTGCTGGTGAGAAACCAGATACCAATGCAGTACCAGAAGTGTCGAACTTTACTGGAGCGTTGCCATATGAGGCATTCAAGTTCCAGAATACAACCTTTGGTAAAGTGTATCCTGCTTCTGCATACTTACGTGCAATCATCTGCAAAGCAGAGTCATCATACTTAACGCAAGCGTTAAATTGCATGTCTGACAGAATCAAAACCATCGCTGGCATTTCTTCTTGTGGCACGCCACCTTTTACTGCTACATTAAGGATTTTTTCAAATGCCTTGTGTAGATTGGTAGACATATTCCAATCAGATTTAACCATTTGGTCAATCTTTTGGTTTATGTTACCTTTCAAGTGCAACAATTCTGGTTTGTCAGAAAAGGTTAGGAAGGTGTCCTTGAACTTGCCTTCATTCTTATCTGCCAAGTACAGTCCTAAAGAGACTGCAACTTCCATACAGGTTACACCTGATTTGGAACCATGACCGCCAGCAGGAGTGGACATTGAACCAGAAACATCCACCAAAGGTAGAATGTTTGCGTCACCAACAAAGTTAGGCAAAGCCTCCCATTGCTTTTGCACCAAGTCCAATTCGGTCTTGTCGAATTTCATGTAACCACCGATACGGCCTTTCAGCACATCGTATGGGTACACTGCACCTGCATTAACCTTAACTTCAGGGTTATCACCCTTAACCAATGATTCAACATAAGCTGCATACATTGGAGTGTTACGGTTAAAAGCCTTTTTGTAACGGGATGCCGCCACGGAAGGCACATGAGAGAAGTTAATGGAATCCCATTCCTTCGCACACATTTGAGTTTCAACCACTTTGGTCAATTCGACCAAACGCTTACGGTAAAACTTTGGAGACCAATCAAGGTAATTGCGTAATTCTGTGGCAATTGATCCTTGGCGAGGCATCCATTTTGCACAAAGTCCATCATTTGCTTTTAAAGCACGATGAATCATTTCAAAAGCCACTTGTTTTAAGAATGGATTTTTGAATACTAACACATCATCCCAACGTCCCAATTCAGGAACTTTGGCCAACAAATGAACAGCCGATCTGAAATCGGTATCTTCCAAGTGACGCAAGATGTTACGGAAAGTTTCACGCTCACCTGCACCACCACGCACATCACGGGACCATGCGGCCACACGCAATGCCAATTCTTTGTTTTCAACAAAGGCAGCAGTGAATGCTGGCACAATGTCTTTACCACGGCTTGCACCGATGTTGTAGAATAAATCTACAACCGCATTAGCAGTGGACTTACGAGCCTTCATACCATTTTCGGTACGAGCTTCTTGATTAACTACGGCATCTACAAAAGTGTTCATAATTTTCTCTCTTTCAAAACAACAGGTTCAACTTTTTTACTATTCCAAAGTAATTTTTTGTTTGCTGAACTGAACCTAAAAACAACAGGTAAGTTTTTGCCTTTTTCTTTCAAGTGAGAATGCTAACTCACCTTGCTGCCTTTGTTTTCAATGCACACCTTCAAAGTAATTAAACTCCAGTGAACACCAACAGTGGGGCAGCCAGCAGTTTTATTGTGTTGCTGTACCTTACCTAAAACCTTTTCAATCTTTCAATACTGTGTATTATAACACAAAAATTTGTTGTAGTCAATAGTCATGTTGCATTTACGCAACATTATTTGGTGCCCCATGACAGAATCGAACTGCCGTAACCTGATTACAAAACAGGTGTAATACCATTATACTAATAGGGCGAATCTGGAGCGGGTGGTGGGAATCGAACCCACAACTAAACCTTGGCAAGGTCTTGTGTTACCACTAGCACCACACCCGCAATAGAGTTATTATATATGCTTTCTGCTCATCTGTCAACCAATATTTTGGTATATTTGGTACGAGTAACCGGAATCGAACCGGTACGCCGAAGCGAGAGATTTTAAGTCTCTTGTGTCTACCTATTCCACCATACTCGCAATCTGGTCCGGCGTGAGGGAATCGAACCCCCATTCGCACTTTAGAAGAATGCTGTCCTGTCCATTGAACGAACGCCAGAAAAGTTACAGTTTGGATTCGAACCTTGTCCTGATGTTGTCCACCTGTACTTCCCACAGTACTGACTGTAACTAAAAACTTGGTACCCTCTCTCAGATTCGAACTGAGACTACACGGCTTCTAAGACCGCTTCCTCTACCAATTGGGATAAGAGGGCAATTATTTTTTTCTATGTTTCACATTTTTACCTGAATTCGTATCCTGTTGTGCATGACAATTTGGACAAACAACTCTCAGGTTACATAATTGATTATTATAATGGTTTCCGTCTATATGGTCAAGTTCCAAAGGAACTTTTTGATTCATCCATTCCGTAATACCACAAATTTCACATTTATGTTCTTTTATATTATCTTCAATCAATCTTTTTTTCAAACGATGTGATGATATCCAAGGTTTTTCTAAAAGTTCTAATATATGTAATCTTTTATTGTCTGTTTTTTTACCTTTTAATCCCATGTTGCCTTTATACACAACACCGAATTTTTTCAAATAACTTTCTAATGTTTCGGGTTTACATTGTAATTGGCCACAAATATAAGCCTTAGATTCATTGTTTTGTATCCAATCCAGAATTTCATTTTTTCGATTTAGAATATCTTTTCTCATTTTATTCCTAAAAGTAGTATACTCATTATATTTATAAACAACAAGTATTACACTTTTATAAATACTTTTATGGAAAAAAATTATGTAAAAGACCTATATGATATGGCCAACAAATTAGAACCATATCAAGAAACAAATTCATTCACCAACAGCAATGATTTGTCACTTGGGCATATTGGTGCTGCCTAGAGGAATCGAACCTCTTTCACTGGTTCTTCAGACCAGCGCTATGACCACATCAGCTAAAGCAGCATATTGAATTTGTAAGTAGTTGCACCATCATTATAGCAACCATTCACCCGTGTAATTAAGCCGGCCGGGACTCGGTACGTCACTTGGGATACTAGTCCAGTTAGCAACCATCTGCGCCAATCCCATTCAAGCGATTGGCCGGGAGTCGAACCCGTCCCCTTCTACTATATCAGTCCTTCGAAGAAACCTTTATAGCGTGACATTCTCTTGCTGACACTTACAAAACTTGGTACCTCGTTGGAGAATCGAACTCCCATATGCACCGTGTAAGGATGCCGTTCTACCATTAAACTACCGAGGCATTATTTTTATATTTCTGTAAATACTGATTTCTTTTTGTAATTTTTTTGTATCTGTTACCTTGGCCTTTGCTGCCAAAATTGTCTGTTTGTGTATGACAATTTGGACAAAGTAATCTTAGGTTCGACAGATTATTATTATCACTATCTCCATCAATGTGATCCAATTGAAGAACTAATGGTTTATTATTATGAATATTATTTTGGCCACAGTCTTGACATTTTTCACCATACTTTTCACCAAGATATTTTTTCAAAATTACATTTGAATTATGTGTGCAATCACCACGTTCTATTCTTGGAATAGTTTCATTTAACCACTTAAATACACCTTGACATTTATTGTCACAGTATTTGTTTATTTTACTTCTACCACATAAATTTACTTTATTACAAGCCAAACAGTTATAAGTTTTCATTTTGTAGACCTTTCTGTATATTTATACAAGGTCTACTTTCTAAAATTTACTTTGGGCAGTACTATGAGGATCGAACTCATACTATCTCGGTCACAGCGAGAGGTGCAGACCACTACACTAAGCACTGCCCAAAGCAAACTTAATTGCTTTGGGGGTCTGTTAGACTTGCACAGCTTCTTGTTCTGCTAGAATCCGTTTTAAACGGTCAGCACAGAAACTAGCAGCAGGTGCATCTGGTTTAACCATCGGTGTCATGTTGCATGTACCTTTGATGTAACCAATTGCTTGTTGCACAACACAAGAACTGCCGTATTCATCAGATTTGTTTAAGTCCAAATGAACTTCAACATGGAAATCTTCTAATACATCAGCCAAGTTTTGGAACAATTCTGAAACCTTATACACTTCGGTCATTAACCGCATTGCAGGTTTACTTTTCTTATGATCGTAATCCATTTCTCTATCTACATAGCCAAATATTTTACAACCGTGCCGGCCATCAATATGAACTACAACTGCTAGAGCATAGTCAGCATACCAAACACCATTAACTCTAATTCTTTCAGAGTCAGCACCAAGGTACACTTTGGTGTCTGTTCCTTGTTTTGCAAGGAATGTTTTGACTTCTTCTATGTCGAACTTTTTCATATCAATCACCTTTATAAAAAATTGGTATCCCGTGAGAGAATCGAACTCCCGCCAAGAGATTTGGAGTTTCTTGTGCTACCATTACACCAACGAGATATTGGTACCCTGTAGAGGTAACGATCCTCTGTCTCCCGGTTATCAGCCGGGTGCTCTACCTTTGAGCTAACGGGGTATATATGGAGGGTCCTGAGGGATTCAAACCCCCGACCGCTTGGTTCGTAGCCAAGTACTCTGTTCACTGAGTTAAGGACCCATAATATGGTGGTTCAGGTGAGAATCGAACTCACACAGCGCACCGTATGAAGATGCTGCACTGCCACTATGCTACTGAACCAAAATTTGGTGGACCGGCGGGGGATCGAACCCCGACTAAAGGCTTGCAAAGCCCCTGTGCTCCCATTATCACTACCAGCCCAAAATTCGTTGTTGACAATTTATCCTATTATACGCCGTCAACAAAGGCGAAATTGGTCCGTGTGACACGATTCGAACATGCGACCACCTGGTCCCAAACCAGGAGCTCTACCTAGCTGAGCTACACACGGATAATACAACAGAATAGTTTTTGCGTTTTCAATTACAAGTTGAATGCTTTTTGTTTGCTGAACCTATTCTAAAACTGGCTCCCCAGCGTGGGATCGAACCACGGACACCTTGATTAACAGTCAAGTGCAACTACCGCTGTGCTACTGGGGAATAAAACTTGGTGGACTTCGTTGGAATCGAACCAACGCCTCCGAAGGATTATATCCCACGGCGTACTTCCCAGCTAATACATGAAGTCCATAAACTTGGCGGTCCCAAGGGGTAACGATCCCCTTCTTTATGCGTGACAGGCATACGTGCGTCCATGAACACTTTGAGACCAAAATTAGTATAAGCTACTGGGTTCCACGCCAGCCCTTAATTGAGTTGTTACCCTGTCCATCCATTTTATTCTGAGTCTGTGTGCAGTTAGGATTCTGCCTATCAGAGTCTGTAAGGGTAGTCTCCATCCTTACGCTTACGGTTTTCTGCCACCGGATCTCTATCGCTAATCAAGCGCTACTTTAACGGAAGTAGTAACGAGATTTGGTGGAGATAAATGGATTCGAACCAATTCACCCGAAAGAACAGATTTACAGTCTGCCGCACCTCACCATCTGTGCCGTATCTCCAAAAACTATCATATAGAAACACTTTCAATATCAATTCAATGCTGACACAAAGAATCTTTCGCACCTGTCAGAGTACCGAACATTTTTCCGCAACATGGCGTCCAAACATTCGTCAAAAATGTTTTTATATAATTGTCATATAGGAACACACTCAGGCGTAGTAGTTCTTTAGCCCACTAAGATACACGGCTACCACCCGTGTCATTAGTTGAATGTGTTTTTATATAATTATCATATAGGAACACATTCGTTTCCAGCTTTCGGTAAGCATGCCTGCTCTTTAGGACAGCACCTGCGTCCAGTTGCTGGTATCCCGACCGTGAATGTGTTCTTATATAATTACCATATAGAAACATACTTGATATAGGAGATTACTCCCACACGGATGAACCCGAATTTAGTCAAATATGTTTTTATATGGTAGGGGCACAGAGAATCGAACTCTGATTTACTGGTTAAAAGCCAGCTACTTTAGCCGTTAAGTTATACCCCCAGCATCTTGTCACTCTTGTCACTTTCCATGACAGTCTCCTTTTTAAAAAATAATTTTACCATTTGTTTAGTGTTATCGATGCGTCCATACACGATACCTTGATAACACTAAACAAATGGTACACCTAAGGAGAATCGAACTCCTCTTTCCGCCTTGAAAGGGCAGCGTCCTAACCGATAGACGATAGGTGCATTAACTACAACAAATTTTTAAAGAACATGTTGATTTCTCAACTCATGCATGTAGTATAACACAACCAGAGGTTTTGTCAACATCTATTTGCAAGTTGTTGTAAACATACAACACTGTCATAAAGGTCGTAAAAACAACCTTTATAAACAAAAACCAGTCATAAAGGTCTTAAAAACAACCTTTATGGAAAATGGAGTAGGTGACAGGAATCGAACCTGCATAAAACAGATTTGCAATCTGCTCCCTAGCCTTTCGGGTCACACCTACAAAATTTGGTACCAGCGTAGGGAATCGAACCCTATCAAGAACGCTAATCTGGCGCTAAAAGGTGTATAAGACCTCTCTGACTACCAAGTCTCGCTGGCATGGAGGTGAGCATCGGTCTCGATCCGAATCCGCTTAACGCAAACGAACTGCTTAGCAGGCAGTCTTAGGTCCCACCTAATTTACTCACCATAACTCTACCTTTGCGCCAACCTTTTGGTATCGCATCGGTTTTTTTAATTTTTACATTTTCAATTTCATTTGTTATCCACATAGAACCGTATTGAGAATTTTTTTCGCCGTCATGTTTTCCTAAAGCTGATAATCTCATTTGTTCTTTAGTTTTTTGACTATGTTTTCTACCGGGCCATATTTTGGATAATCTATTCACTACATTTTTTTTATATTCTTCATCAGTCTTAAATTTATTTTTAACACCTTCACTCATTTTGGTTCTAATTTTTTTATCATAATTCTCATCTTCTAACATTTTTTTATTTCTAGTTATAACCATCATAGACATGTGTGTTTTTGAGTGTGATGGATTATCTTTCCAATTGTTTAAATAATCAAATCCACCAAGTCCACCAATTTTAAGATTATAAGTATTTTCTGTTGTTAAAAAATCTTCATTAACTAATTCAGCTTCTTTTGCATACATTGGTTCAGGACTATCATATACAAACAATATATCTTTGGCAAAATTTTCAATACCATATTTCTCTTGTGCTCGCATTAAATATTTTCCTGAACCCATGTAATTGTCGTTCAAATTTTTGGTCTTATGTGTTCCAATATAAATTTTGCCATCAATTTGATTTGTTATCTTATAAACAGTAAAAAACATTTTTAATCTCCTTTTACTTTATATATAAGAGTTCGAGTTTCGACAAAACTCAAGGGTGGAAGCGGTGAGATTCGAACTCACGGACCATTTCTGATCGGCAGTTTTCAAGACTGCTGCAATAAACCGGACTCTGCCACACTTCCATTAATTGTTGATACATTATCCTTCACTCACTCACGGTGTCACCGTAACCAGCGGAAGTTAATAACCTGCTCATGCGTTACTAATAATGTACCATATTGAAACACACTTCGGATACTGTACTAAACAGAAACTAACCGCCACGGCCTATGCCGCTGAAATGCATTTCAATATGGCACCCGAAATAAGAATCGAACTTATACTAACAGAGTCAAAGTCTGCTGTGCTGCCACTACACCATTCGGGAATAAACTACAACAAATTTTTAAAGAACAAGTGTGTATTGTAACAGAACCAAAGGTCCTGGCAACTACACTGTTGTATTGAAACAACAAACAAAAAACCCTAGATTTTTTAGGTCTAGGGTCTTGTGTTTGGAGTCTTTTTTAGAACTTCTGTTTTAACTCTCCATCTTCACACAAAACCCGGTTGTAATTGCCCATGAGCTATCGGCGCAATTAACTGTGCGATACTCTGGTTGCAACATAAAGGGCTTATGGGATATGAGAGACACTTTTTTCTTTCTAAAAATTAAATATGTTTGTATTATATAGTAAACTTTAAGCCGTGGCAAGCGGTTTTTTAAAAATATTTTTTATATTTTTTTCCATGCTATGGGTGTATGTTTTATTGGGTCTGTTGGATTTTTGAAATCGTTAAAGATTTCCCATAAATTTTCAGATATGGCAAACTTTGTTAGTAGTCCAGTCTCACGGCCATAGGCATCTATTTCCCATGGTTGAACCCAATAGTCCACTTTGTCTGAGTTGATTTTTTTACCACGCCACTTGGACAATTGGTCATTCGTTTCATCCTGAATATATTGTTTGACATGAACCATTTCATGGGCCAATGTTTCCAGTATTCTTCTGGAACCAATATGCGGATGAATTTCTATTAGAAATTTTCTTGGTTGTTTTCTTGTGTTGTATTCCTCAACACTTGCAAAACCATATTCTTTTATGTTTTCGTCAAATTTAATTTCCACGGAACAGTTGTTCCGTATTCTGGAGTTTGGTACGAGCTCTTTGGAATAGAATAATGCGGCTCTTTCCACGAAAGGCTTAAAGTCTTTGTCTGGACAATTGACTACCTTAACAAGCATGGGAACTCCTTTGGACGATAATGTCCCATGCTTATTTAGAGTTTCACATCTTTTCCACTTTTTCCACTTTCACTCCTGCTTTTTCCAAGAATTGTAAGCCATCTTGGATACGATAACTATTGCGATAATAAACACTACTGATACCAGATTGGTAAACAAGCTTGGCACAGTCCAAACAAGGTGCATGAGTAACAAAGAGGTGAGCACCAAGGCCAGATTCATTTGATCTTGCCAGCTTAGCGATTGCATTAGTTTCCGCATGTAATACCTCTGGTTTGGTTGTTAGTTTATAACGAAGCCATGGAAGGTCTTCAGTTTTTGGTAACTGTTGTTCACTCCATGGCCACTGTTCTTCAATT